CGGCTTGCCGCGCTTTTCTATTTCAATATTATTCCATATTCACTATGACGACAAAAGTTCAATCTTCTGATCACAGACATGGTGTAGTAATGCAAAACGGCAGTGTTCTCCTTGCTGGTAACTTATGGACGTCGAATGCTACAGGTGTTAATTCACCTCGCAGACCCGACGGCTTATTATTACTTCAAGAGAATAACTACGATCGCACTATTACGAACGTGGATGCTGGCTATATTCAAATCGTATATCCGGCACCTAACCAGGCCTTTTCTGGGTTTTATTCCAGCTCAAGTAAGGGTCTCGTTTTTGTTTATCCCCCAGATATTGATGGGTGGACGAACAATCATGATCTCTCATTGTGGCGTAAGGTTGGCGCTAGGGTTAACTCCTCCGATTTTGCTGGAGGGGCTGCTTTAGCTGAGTCCCGTGAGACTCTTATGATGATAGGGAATTCTGCTCGCACAATGGCTCGCTTTCTTCATCACGTCTGGACGGGAAACCTCTATGGCGCAGCGCGGGTTTTGAGTGTCGAACCGGAATTTTCTCGTCGTTATTCTACAAATAGGCGCGGGCTTCAGCGAAAGTCTAGAGTTTACAATGGTCAACCGAATTGGAAGAAGCTATTCACTGGATTTTCCAGTGCTGTGCTCGCTTTCGATTTTGGATGGAAGCCCCTCTATGCCGATGTAAAATCTGGCGCAGAAGCGGTCGCTTCCATTCTCGATAGACCGATTAAGCAAAAGACTAGAGCTACCGTTCGTACCTCGTCCGTTGTGAATGGACAAGATATCGGTGATGCTTATAATCGCTTTACCGTCAATTATCTTGGTACTCGTCGTAAGACGATAATCCTTCATGGGGTTGAACCCCCAGGTTGGAATCATGTACTAGGTTTAGACGATCCGCTCAGTGCAGCTTGGGAGGTTTTACCTTTCTCCTTTGTTGTGGACTGGTGGTTACCTATTGGTAGCTACCTCGAAGCGCGTAATGTTTCACGCACTGTGAAGTATGACAAGGCTACGGTTATCGATCTTCAACGCTCGCGTTGGATATCGAAATATCGTGGTTGGAATGGGGTCGGGCCAGTTCAATTAAGTTCTACGGAAGTAGAACCCAGTGGACAAACTTTAACCTATTTCCATCGATATGCTAACATTTCACCTTCTGTACCTGCTCCGTCTTTTAAACCGATGACTTCGGATTTCTCCGTAAAACATGTCATTGATTCGATTGCGTTGCTGACTCAGTGGTGGAATAAAAGACCTGGCGTCCCTTATTGGGACACTTAGGCTATTGAAATAACTCCCTGTTAGAGGAGATTCGTCTTCTTTTCTAGGGGCTTTTATAATCCATTACAAAGCTTTATCACAGCCGGGAGGCTTTATGGCAGCTATTGCCAATATAGTAATCAACGATGGAGAGACCGTTCCGGTCGCTCACACACTGACCCCTATCCAACAAAATCCTGATGCCGTTTGGCGTGATAGCGTTGCTTCTTTGCCTTTAATTGCGCAAATAACAGCAGCTACCACACGTCGATATGACAAAAAGACTGGACTATGGAGAGTGCGTATACCACTGAAACTTCCTGTTATGGAAGCGATTACTAACCAAAATGCAGCTGGATACACCGCGGCGCCGAAAATCGCGCACGTGGGGACTTGTAACGTGGAATTCATTTTCCATGACCGCAGTTCCTTCCAGAATCGCAAAAATGTGCGAACACTTGTCACTAATCTATTATCGAATGCTATCATTGTCGATTTAATCGATAACTTGGTAGTACCGTTATAGTGATTTCCCGCGTTTTATTACGTCGGGAACTCGGTGCTAGTGTTGTCTTCCTGTTCATCTTTGTTCTGAAAAGAATATTGATTGACTGGCGGATTTACGCCTTTCTTGGTTACATTTTAGGTAACCTTTTTATCATACTATTCTTAGGAGATTTAAATGAGTTCCAATCGCAAATGTTTAACAACTAAAACGGCTCGTAAGCCGAAAGTTAAACGATTCTTTGATTCATGGGGGAAGAAAGAAAGTGATGAAGTTATTCATACGCTTGCTCGCCTGGTTGCGGATAGATGTGGTACAGATACCGTCCGAGGGATTCTCCCTTCGATTGATGGTGACTTACCGCAGTATTGTAGTGACCTCACTTTTGATTATAATTGTAAGTACACGTTGGATCAGTGGCGTGCCCTACGACAGCTTCAAGCATTCTATAAAAAGAATCTTGATTTCAGCCGTGGTGGAGAACAGTCACCAACCCGAGTTGCTTACGAGAAATTTAAAGAGTGCGAAGACCATTGTGGAAGACTAAACAGAGAGTACATCGATAGAAACTTCACATTCGCCTCGTGTGAGAGCGACGTTGACTTCTTTTTTGAATGTCAGCGGAAAATATGTGAAGTTCTCGGTGATGCTCCTCTGTTAAAGGATCTTCACATGGGATTCGGTCCTGGTGCCTCGAGTACCGTCAAAGAAAAAACAACGGCACGTTTTAAATTAAACAACGTGCCATCTGTGAGCAGCCAAGCCCAAGGGAGTTTGCAAACCCTATGGGCGACGTGCCCTGCGTGGTATCATGCCTTTAATGGAAGATATTACGTGAGCGCCGGCGAATTGGCTTTCGTCCCTAAGGACTCTCAAACGGATCGACCTATAGTTATTGAGCCAGTAATAAACACCTTCGTTCAGAAGGGTATTGGCCGTCATATTAGAAGTCGTTTACTCAAGTTCGGTATTAATTTACGTGATCAGAGTATTAATCAGCGGCTGGCTCGGCGCGGAAGCATCGATGACAGCATTAGCACGATTGACCTGGAGAGTGCTTCAGAAAATATTAGTATCGCCGCTGTTTCCTTCTTAATTGTCAACCAGAAATGGTTGGACCTCCTTACTTCTTGGAGGACAGGAAACGTTCACAGTAGCAGATTCAGATCGATATTTCGGTTAAACAAATTCTCTTCCATGGGAAATGGTTTTACCTTCGAACTGGAGACACTGATTTTTTACAGTGTCGTGTCTACTGCGATTAAGGAATATAACGATGCTATACTAAATAATAAGGATGAGGATGGGTGGTCTCGTATAGAGGCTTACTTACTCTCGTCTGAATTTCAATCTCACGTATACGGGGACGATATTGCATGTCCTTCCGTTGTTGCACCTCGAGTAATTGAGATGCTCACTAAGTTAGGGTTCAGAGTAAACTCGAAAAAGAGTTTTACTTCTGGCCCTTTCCGTGAAAGTTGTGGGAAAGATTATTTAGATGGACGAAATATAAGACCTTTTTATTTCAAAGACCGTTTAACTACTGCTCGGTTGGTTGGTTTCTATAACCATTTAACTCGAGAGGGTATATCATGGCCGGAAGTCAAAGAGTATGTGTGGAGTTTTATCTCACATATACCCACTGGACCTGATGGCTTTGGGGATGGTCACATAGTTGATGCTTTCAAAGAACCGCAAATTTACGTTAAAACTTGTAAATTTGAGTCAGTCGTTGGAGATGTAAAAGTCCCCTTGCTTGATTCAAGCGGTAATGCGACCGAAGTCGACTGTGGTTGGAATACCTATGAGTTTAACACGTTCATTAAAGTCCCGCTGAGGGACAGAACGGTTTTACCTATAGGTGATTGGTTGTTTAGCACATATGCGATCTATGATCGATACGGTTTGGGCGAAGTTGATGACAATGTTGTGGAAACACGGCAAGAATCTGATTCTTATGCCATACGTGGCGGTTTTAAGGCCAAACGTGTGCGTGTGGTTCACTTACCTATTGACGAATAACTTTTTGAGCTTCTTGCTCGATTCGTCTAACAAGCAGGCTACGTGATGCTCGTAGCTGGGTG